AATGTCAGAGAATATGTTGGAAAATTTGAATGCTCAAAAGACAGATAATATGTATCTGAGCTCTAGTGGATCCGTTAGTAGTTCTAATATGTTCGGATCTTTTTGGTGGGATGAGATAGCATACATACTTGGTGATAAAGACATCTCACGCGAGCTCAAGACCATTTGGGCCATACTGCAGCAGGGGAATAACGCTGTTTTCGAATCAGTTCTCACTCAACTTGGTTCTATAGTCAATCGAAATCCAAACCCCGGGAACATTTCTATGTACAACGCACCATATCGTACTACATTGACTGGAGGGATAGAAACTCAGTATGCTAATAATACCACTGGTGCTCGTGTTCCTTGGGGTGAACTTAACGCGGATGGAACTTATCTTAGTGGTACGCGCGTCCAAGCAGATGGTACTCAAGTTGACTTTTATTATCCTGAGCTTATACAAAAATCCTTGCTGGACGGTATAGCCAATTTGAAGTTGCGAGAGCTTGTTCCTTTACAAAACAATAGTATGTTGGGTGGTTTGGCAGACTTCAGCAAAACTATATTGCAGGGCATGTGGGGTAAAGTGCAAGCGGCAAAATTGACTCCTCCTATTATGGTGGTCGTTAAAGGGCTGGAAATGATAATAGCAGGTTGTCAAGTAGCTCTGATGCACGCGCAACGTGACGGTCTCAATGGTTACGACAATCTTGCCAATACAAAACTTGCGTACACAGGGACGTTTTCAAATAATGGTTTCACCACACGTGCGTTCGCAAATGCTGCTGAAGCAAGTCCTGAATTATATACACAGTGGATTACTATGAATCAGTATGTCGCCATGTCTTTGAACACATCTTATGCGAGCGGTACTGTGACTAGTGCAGCGACCATGTTTGCAGCAGCAGCACTTGGGGCACACGTCTTCGTTCCAATCTATAGATCTATGATAGCAGATGGTTTTGATGCACTGGCGTATGCTCTGGCGTTTACTGGGTTCAATAGACAAACTTGTCTTTCTACAGCAACTTTATACGACGATTGGTATCCATGGCATTTGACGAGTGCGTACGATCTGCCTAATGGATTTGCGTTAGTGGGTGCTCAACAAGTTTTTTATATCACATTTGTTGTCATGGACTCTATTAATACATCAGCAATCGTGACGCCAAACGTAACAATACCTCCGTCTGGGACGGGTTTCACTGACTCAACTGTTAATATATCTGCCGTTTATAATTCTATTGGCGATTTGGGTTATGAAAGTACACGATCTTCTATGTTACAAATGTTGCGCATGTTGTCCGGCAGCCAGTTTGCTAGAGCACTACTGATCGCGTCAATTAGGAGTTTCAGAACAGCAGGAGTGTGGGCGAATGCCGCAATTTATACCATTGGTGCAAACTCAGTTTCTACGACTTTTCAAGCAGCGAATTTGATAGTGAAAGAGTCACGTCGTCCTTTAGTGGAATATCCTTCTACTACAACCGGTACTACCTACCCGGTCGTAACGAACGCAACCATGAAGTTACCTTACAATCCTGATGATGTCGTGTTGTGGATGTTAGGATGCAATTCTGTTCAGATGCCTACCTTGTTTCAAATCAATAATCTAGCTGGTGTCGCTTTTGCTATAGCTTCCTTCGTTCAGGCGAGGACTGTATATCAAGAACTGATGAACAACATGTATATGGATTGGGTGTGGTCAGGAACAGATATCGAATTGGCTACTACATGGCAAAATGTAGACCTGTTGTTTCCTAAAGATAAGTTTGCGTTTTCGTTGATTCTTCCTATTTTGGGTAATAGAGTGTATCCTATGACGGCGTTGTCAGGCTTTGAGGATACAACTAGTGTAACATGGTTCTTCATGCAACCAAGACAAAATCCTATTTTTACAACTCAAGACATGCGGAAATTTTTCTCATCGCAAGAAGGTAAATCGAAGTTGGTAACTGGTGCTGAAAACGTGGTTTTGACGACTTTAGACACAGCAGCCCGTTACCCGTGGTACGCTACAACTACTGCTACATATAATCAACTCGTAACACTACTGTATAATGGAGCAACAACAGTACCCATAAATATAATTATGGCACCGCAAAATTATTATCAAGGTGCTAATTATACGGCTTCACCTGAAACAAATCCCTGGCAGCCGACTGGTGACGAAAAGTTGCTTACACCTAGACCATTAGTGATTAGATCGTATGGTACTACTCTTGAGCTTTGTATTTTGTTCCAATACCCTTTGACTAAAACACGATCAGCGTATGAGTACAATGTAACAGAGTTAGGTGAAGTTTTGAAACTGGATGACACTCCGCACCAAAAACCCGTACTTTATGGCTCGTTTTTTCGAGCGGAAAAGTAAATATATATCTACCAAATGGGCCAAAGGCGACATACCTCTTGTCGTCCTTTTAACGGCCAAGATCAAAGAGGTTTTAATGTCGTTAAAAACATCGTGGCGTAATGTAAGACGCCGAAAGGCTTACGAATGGTCACAAATTGGTGTTACACGGGCAAGAACTCTGAATAATGATGGGTCGATTGTCGCTTTGTACAGAACATATTTTGGTTTTTGTGGTTACCAGAACTCCTTTGCTTTAGCTGATATCTTTTCAAAACTTACACCTAAAGAGATAGCTAAAGTGGTTTCTGAAATAAACACATATGCGAAGAAAGATCTATCAGGCCAATTCAATCCAAAAGATTGGGTTAAGATTGTAGACTTGGGCAATATGTTAGGATATCCTAAGGCAAAAGACCGTATATTCAAAGACGACCTCGTTAAATGGCTTGTGGAGCCAGGTTTGCCGTGCAAGGCTACCGTTGATGAAATTATAAGGGAGTTTAGGCTTATCATGGGAACACAAGTTGGTTCCGGCCTTAATAAATTTGGCTCATACGAACGATGGCTTTTTGCTAGGTGGACATGGATGAATACAGGTGCAGCACATGCTTCTAAACTTGAATATCATGGTGAACGTGTTAATACTAAATTCGGTGCCGCCTTAAGTTTAACGGATAAGGAGTTGCTACAAGCTACTAGCCTAAAAGAAATATATTCAGAGGGCATACGAGCATTCATAAAACCAGACGAGAAAGGTGTTAAAGGTAGGTTCATTGCAAATGCTTCTTTGGGTGTGTATACTCGGCAAAAATATCTTTTCGAAGCGTTGATGGCATCACATCCTGAAATAGACAAAAATATGACTATGTTCATGAGTGGCGGTGATAAGATCAAAACAACCAGAGCAACATTAGAGAGCAGTTTTCACATACCTATTGATTTTGAAGCATTTGACTACAATGTAAGTCGAGAATTTTGGATTGCCT